GCCGCTGCTGCTGCGCTTGGGCTTACCGAAGAGTTAGACAAGCTTATTGAAAAAGCGAATGCACTTAAGCCAGTAACAGACACTAACAGCGACGCAGTAAATCGCTTTGCTCGTGAACTTGAGCAAACCCGCTCAGCAATTATTACTAATCAGCAAGTAATGGCAAGCAGCACTGCTACCGCTGAGCAAAAAGCCCAAGCCCAAGCAGCACTTACTATTCAGCAACAACGCTTAGCTGATCAAACAAACGATTTAACCCGAGTGCAGCAGTTAGAACTTGCAAGCCTAGGCGAATTACAGCGCCAACAAAGTAATGTAACCGCAGAGCTTGAGCGGTTAAATAGTCGTTATCAATCGGGCGCGTTAACGGCTCAAGAATACAATTACCAAAAAGAGCGTTTAAGCGATGTACTAGCCGTTGTAAATAACTTATTAGGTGACTTTAAAAACGCACAAGATGCCGCAACAACATCAACCAAAGCAGGCACTCAAGCAACTAAAGAGCAAGCCAGGGCAAGTGACTCTGCAACTAAAAGCCTACGTGAGCAAATAGGACAATTAGATAATGTATCTCGCTCATACCAAAATGCATCACAAAGCGCTCAAAGTTACTACAGCCAACGAAGTCAAACGTCAGGCGCAAGCGTTAGCCAAGTAGTCGACTACCAAGAAAAGAATGGTCGAAATGCATATGACTTAGATACACCCGAGATTAGAGCCGAACGCAACAAAAGACAAAGAGCCGGTTATGAAACTGGGCATTTGGAAAAGTACCAAAGAAGTGTTGCATCCGCCAAAACGAATGCCGATCTTGATAAAATTTATAAAGAGCTTAACCAGCAACTTAGTCGATTAGGCACTGAAAATAAAAAAATAATTAACGATGCAATTAAAGCACGACGTGAAGCGTTAAAGCCCAGCAATAAAGTAAGTCAAACACCGGCTTACACGCCTAGCTATGCACCCACACAAACTTATACACCAAAAGCACCCACATATTCGCAGAATAATACAAGCTCTAATGCGGCATCTAATAGCGCTTTAAACAGCTTAGCCTCAGTAGCAAAGGAGCTAACAGCCGCTTTAAAGGCCCTACCAGCTACGAATACTGGAAACAGTAACGCAGTTAAAACAGTGCGTTTAGAGCTTGTTCTGCCAAATAAACAGCTCATTTATGGTGAATTTGAAGAACGCTTTTTACAAACATTAGAGCAACTGAGTAATACACAATGATAGTAATTAACGCCCAGCAATTAGATAACTTTGTTTGGTTAGACGAACTCGATTACAGCGCCGTTGCTGAGCAGTCAGAACGTGCCCTAAATGGTGCGCAGCATATAGAAAAAACGATTATACCCGCTGGGCGCTCAATCAATTTATACAGTGACTTTGAGGCGGCCAGCGTGTTTAACCCGTTATTTGAACACGCCAGCACAACGCTAACTCAGTTTGAAATAACAATACGCGGCACTGCATTTACTGTGGTGTGGGACCACAGCCAAAAGCCGGTAGAGGGTACACCGCATACGCATTTTTCAGACTCCGCACCTACCTATTTTCAAAACGTAAACCTACGTTTAAAAACTGTTTAAAGGCCCGATAATGCAAAGAACCGATTTAAAAATATTTAAGCCACAGCGCATAGGTAACGAGCTACACGCAGGCGGACACCGAACAAGTAACGCCATTGTTAGCGGTAAACTTAACGATGTATTTAGCTCAATCAGTGACATTGACCATGCCCGTTCATCATTTGATTTGGTGAAGTTATACCCGGCGCTAAGCACTGACGATGCAAGTCGCTTGCAGGACGCGCACATATTCCTAAGCGACCAGCCAGATGATGCGCTTGTAAATGTATTGATTGTTGAAGCTGCTAACTTAAAAGACACTGACACAGTTGCAGAAATGCTACCTTATTTGTCATTAGCCAGCACTAAGTATCATGGAACAAGCTTATTAACCGAAAGTGTTGAAGCAGAGAGCCAAACGCTAAGAGTTGAAGAAATAAGCCGCTCATTAACGCCAAGTGTAAAAACAGTCACACAATCGCTAAATTTAAGCCCCGATAGTGAGGCAGGTTTTAAAAGTGCTCGTGTACTTAGTTACGGTGATATAACTGAAATAAACATTGAAGTACCCGACTTACTACTAGACTCACCAGTATTTAATGCCAGTTACCAAAGCTATAAATATACAAAAGAGCTTTACTTTCCGCCTTCGGGCCAGCCTTATGAGCGCTTTATTTATAAGGTTGTTACTCTTAATTTAAAGCAATCTGAACTTTCACTCAATGGCAATACGGTATCCGTAACACTTGATAGAAATTCAGCTGTAACTAAAGACCAATATTTTACACTCAATTACTTTAGTAAAGATGACTTTAGATTCCATTCATTTTCAGCAAACCAAAACGTAACACTTGCAGCAGGTGAGACTGTTTTACCCGGTTATTCACGACTTAGAAAAACAGATGAAACGAAAGTTTTTACCGATGATAAACAAGGCCGCTTTATTTCTAATGGCTATGTTTTTGCAACGATTGACTATGAAACCGGGGTTATTACAGATATAGACGGCGTTGATTACAACGGCCCCGTTGACGATAACCTTGGGGTTACAATCATTAAAGGCGATCGGAAAACGCGCAACAAACAATGGCAATTGCCTAACAGTTCATTCGCGAGAGACTCGCTTTATATCACCTACCAAACAACAGACGGCACTACGTTTAGCGCATCTAGCGATTTAAGCGGTGCAATAACTGGCACTAGTGCTACAGGCGAGGTGAGCGCTACAGGTTATGTTGATATAACCTTTACTGTTGATGTAAAACCAGAATCAATACGCTACGACTATAACGAGGTGGCACAAGTTACAGTTCCTTCACCTGAGGGTGGCTTTGATACATCAACACTGCCTGGTGGTGGCGTTGTAAGTATATTTCATGAGTTTGGGCAAATTAGTGTTCAAAACAGAGAGCGTACACAACAGCAAAGCTTAACAAGCGGGCAAGTAGTAAATGTGATGGCTGATGCTAACTTTGTAGATATAGCTGATTCACAAGGTGTAAGCTTATGGTCAGCAACAGATGCAAACTACAGCTACGACAAAGCCACAGGTGAGATAACAATAAATGCAGGTGTAAGCGCGTTTAGCCCGCCATTTATAATTACAGCTATCCAATCTGAACTCGTTACTATAAGCGGTATTAGCGGCAACTTATTAAGCCTGCTAACCCCACTTAAGCGAGCTTACCCAGCCGGTGCAACAGTAAGCAGCGTACAGGTACTAGGTGACTTTCAGGCGCAAAGCAAAGACGAGCGCACACTAGCCGCTTGGCAAAACAACTTTGCTGATCTTGGGGCCGCTGCATCAAGCGCTATTAACACGACTCAATACCCAATAGAGCTTACAAACATAGGCGCAATAGCCCAGCGCTGGGCCATTGTGTTTACATCGTCCACGGCTTACAACGTGATAGGCGAGTCAGTAGGCAATATTTATAGTGGCGATACGTTAAACGACTGTACGCCTATCAACAGTTTTGCAGGCGCACCGTATTTTATATTACGCAAAGAAGCGTTTGGCGCAGGGTTAAATCCCGGTGAGGCGTTTCTATTTGAAACACTAGCAGCAAGCAAGCCAACCATGCTTACTCGCTCAGTATCACCGGGCCATTCAGAAATAACCCGTGATAATTCAACACTCAGCTTTCGTGGAAATAAGGATTAAATAATGGCTCAAACACCAACAGTTTATAGATGGGATGACCCCGGCGCACCGCAAGCAGGCGAATGCACGTATAGCGAACTTATTAATATTATAGATAAGTGCTTAGTAACGGGGTACGGTAATAAATCACCTCTGGGCTGGATAAAAGAATTAAATGATCCGCTAGCTTGTTCATATAAAAACTTAGGTTCAGGCAATTCAGTCGTATTCAGCAGTTCTTCAGGGGTGAATGATGGTAAAGGGGTGAGTTTACAATCGGTGCGTAACGTTATTGACGCTGACAACTTAGAAAATAAAGGCTTTAAACAAAGCTATAGACTGTTTAAAGGAAGAAATACAAACTGGATACTTATTGGTACACAGAAGGCTTTTTACTTTTTTTCTTTTAATATTGGAATTTATGGCGCGAGTTCTAGAAGCCATGAAACAGGTTTTTTTGTGGGTGATTTATCAAATGCTTTAAATGATGATCAAGGTAAGTTTATAGCAATAAGCAGCTTTATTGATCAAGATGAAAGTAAGATATCTGATACTGAGGAGTCTGGTTATGGTAGTTCGCTGATGTATATCAATAATATAGAAGATAACAGGCTTGTTGGTACTAAAGTTTTTGATGCGGACGGCTCTACTGAATCCTCATTGTATATTCCAAACTCAATTAGAAATTTATTGCTTTTCGCAGCATCAGAAACCACAAGCATACCAAGTAACTTACTTACTGATATTTTTCTTTATAATTCGCTTTATAGTAGTGGCCTCGATAGAGATGGAAATCCTATTGCTTCAAGTATGACGCGGCCTGCTGTAAGAGGCTCATTTCCCGGTTTTAAATATGCAATGATTGGCCACCAAAGTGAAATAATTTGGCCGTCTTTTATTAACTATGGTGATAAGTACCTAATATTAAAGCCACTTTTAGGTAGCCCTAGCCGCTTACTGTTAAATGTAGAGGTATGGGATGACTAATTTATTTACAGGCGACCATACACCATATGGATATTATTCTTTTAATGGTACTGGGAATAATTATATTCAGTCATCAGGCACAAGAACCTCACTGCCAATCGAAGTAGAGTCAGGTAAGCTGTACTCTATAAAGCCATTAGGAGGTATATCTACGCGATTTTATTTAATTGAAATATTAAATAATGGGGGCAGGATAGAGCATCCAGATACTGAAAGTTCTGCATGGAGTGAAAAAAAATATGTTGCTAATGAAAATGTTAAGTTTGTTCAAATATACTATAAAAGAACGTCAGATACGGCTACGGGTTTATCTTTTTTTGATATAACAATAGATGAGTTGATTAGCATTAACTCATTTATGTCTAGCAAGGTTTTTACGGGCTTAGTTAGCACTCCAGCCTCTAAAGTGACTATAGATTTAGATCCTAATGCAGATAGATTGATTATTCTTGATAGAGAAAGTGCAAATCGACTTTATTATTGCAAAATAACCCAATCAAACATTACTGTAAAACTGCCAATAAAATACGGTATAGCCCCCTTACTAACATGCATAATACTTGACGATAACTTAGCTTATACGGGCGCTATTTTAGATGGAGTAATTGCAGAAATAACAGACTTATCTCAATGATTGAAATTAGGTTTAAACAGCGCTATTCAAATGAAACAACAACATCACCAATAAAGCTCAGGTTTAACATTGATTATGTTGAACCTGAGTCAAAAGAAGTGGCTATTGATTGCCAAATAAACTGGCATAGCCCTACGGCAAAAGAACAGCAACAAGCGCTAAAATGGTCATCAATTAGCATTGGTGCATCAATTGTTTTTGGTTACAACAGCGGTTTAGGTTATGAGGTTAGCTTCAATAATGCTTGGTCTGAAAAAGCCACGGAACAGACAGAATTAAATGTTATTTGGCAAGCAGGGCTCAACGTTTCAAACATATTTGAATTAACGTTTAAACCTAATACACCAATTGAAGAAAATCAAAATTCAATGCCGTGGTTAAATAACTTAGACATTGAGCACAACACGCTTTTAATACCGTGGAAAACTGGCCCTATTAATGAAAATTCGTGGCAGTTTGATTGGCGAGTAAACCCTGATTTAAGCCAACAAGACTTTGTTGTCTACTACGGCCAAACAGATAAAGAATACATTTGTTATTGGCGAAACCATCCATTTAAAGGCTATGTAAAGCTCGATTTTAACGCCCCATACCAAGCCCGAACAGGCTCTATAAAAATGCGTTTCAATGCACCCGATAAAGTTTGCTATTGGGGCTTACCAGGCGGCTTGGTTCGCGGTGATGATGACATACCAACAATAGACAGAAAAATACCTATTGAGCCCCAGATTAGGAAAACATATATCATGCAGCCAACCATTAATTGCGTGCGTGTTTCAGACGACGTAAAAATACTAATTAGTAGCGTAAATTACTCAGTATCTCGCAGCCAGTTTAGTGCATCGGGTAGCCTTAAGTTTTGTTCTCGTATCGACTTTGAGCGCGCCCTGGGCCAAGAGCTAAAAATCTCAATAAATGGCTACGATTTTTATGTGATTTGTGAGCAGCCTAACACAGCCAATCGCTTTGCAAATTCAAGTTATAGTGCAAGCTGTCGCGGTCGTTTTGCTCTCTTATCGGCCCCATATGCTCGCGCTACAAACTACGCCAATCCAACGGCTAAAACGTTAGCGGGGATCATGTCAGATATTTTAGTAAATACAGGCTGGTCACTCGATAATAAAATGATAGATTACCCAATCCCAACAGGGGCATTTACTTATACTGATTTAACCCCCGCTGCCGCACTTTTAAGTGTGGCTAAGTCGGTAGGGGCAATGTTGGACATAGACAACGCTAACAAAACGGTCTCTGTTATACCTGCTTGGCCTGTTATGCCTTGGGATACTGAAAACGCTATTTGTGATGTAATACTCAACGACTCAATAATACTTGAGCACAATACAAGTCAAACAATTAACCAAGCACATAACGCGGTATTTGTTCGCGGTGAGCAGCAAGGCGTGGCGTGTAAAATCAAACGTGTAGGAACGTTAGGCGATCAATTTTCAAGTGACGTAGTTGACTCATTGATAACAGATAACCAAGCAGCAAGGCAGCGCGGCTCATATGAACTTGCCAACAGTGGCAATAAACAGCAAAGCACTATACGCACAAAGTTACTAAACGACTTACCACCAATTAGACCAGGCATGTTGGTAGGCGTTACATATGGCAGCTCTACTTACAAAGCAACGTGCGATAACATGGATATAAGCGCAAGTATTAGCGACTCAGGGGCCATCACAGTAAGCCAAACTATAAAGGTGATCAGCAATGTCTAACACACTCAACCGCCTAGGCTCAGTCCTGGACAAAACGCAACGTACTATAGTGACAGTAGTTTCAGTAAACTCTAACGGCACCACGTTAGTACAATACAGCGACAGCAGTCAAAGCATTGTGTTAGGTGCTAACGTTGAATCAGGCGCAGCATACGTTGAAAATGGCCGTATTGTTGGGGCAGCACCAACGTTGCCGTATACAGAAATAGAAGTTTAAGGTTATTTGTTGCAAACAAAGGAACGCTATTGTATTTTCCGTTTTCGTATTTATTTATAAAGGAGTTTAAATATGAATGTTACAAAACCTATCACTACCAACCCACCAGAGCCGCTAGACAAAGTTAAACCAACGCAGAGTAAGCCACAAGAAACCAAGCAGGATTTTGCAGCAATACTTAACTCTGAAATGACTTTGAATAATGGCGGCGGCGGGCACCCTCTAAACCCTAAAATAAAGCCTAAATAG